GTCTCGTCCGGCAGACCGTCGGTGCAGAACTCGACCAGCTCAAGCACTTCGGCGCCGAAGGCCTCACGGATCGGCCGCGCCCACTGCGGCCCGCCGTCCTCGAGCACGTCATGCAGCAGAGCCGCGATCACCTGATCCTCGGTGCCGCCGTAGCGCTGCACCAGGGCGGCGACCGCCACCGGGTGCGTGATGTACGGCAGCGCCAGCCCCACGGCGTTCTCGGTGCCCTTGCGCACCTGGCCGGCGTGGGCCTCGATGGCGAGCTGCAGTGCTCGGTTGAAACGGTCGGTCATGCACTACCCCCAGAAATGCAAAACCGCCCCGGAGGGCGGTTCGATTACGCGGCGGCTTTCTCGCCGTCTTCCATGTACGGCCTGACCTCGTCAAGCGACATGGGGTTGCTCATTCTGCGCACGCGGAACGGGTCGCCTTGATAGGGCTTCCACTCGTGAGACTTGCAGCCGAAAACTTCCATCGGCTGTCCGGGCTGTTCGCGGAAAACGGCGCCTTCGACCTCGTAGTACTGGATCTCGTTCATCGCTTTCCTCCCTCTCGTTTCCACAGCAACAGTATAGGCTCCAGGCCCGATTTTCTCAATGGTTCGTCATTTTCACCGACGGCAGATGTGGCTTTTTCCCACGCCTCGCCGTAGATCTTCTCTTGATGCTTCATCGCCTCGGCGTGCTTGCTCTGATCTTCAGCATCCCAACGCTCCTTGGGGTGCGTTTTGCCATCCTCGGTGTACTTGGCCTCAATCGAGCGCGTCGTCTCGTAGTGCTCGTGACCCTTCTCCTTCGCGAGCGTCATCGGCTTCACGTGCACCTGCAGTTCCGCGACCAGCCCGTTCGGCAGCTTCACGATCAAGTTCAGATCTCGGTACCCGCCAGGCAGCGGCTTCACTAGGTTGTTCTTGGGCTTCTGCGCCAGTTCGATCCCGGCCTTCTTCAGCTCGCTCAGCACCTTTGGAATCTGCGTGACCGCAGGAACAGCGATCGTCGCGCGCACCATGTCGCGAAGCTGCCCCCAGTCGCCTTCATAGTCTTTTTCGACCTTCTGCTTGGCTCGCTCCTCGCCCTTCAATGGCCCCATGAACAGGTACCCGCGAGGATCGTCCCAGTGCTCGGGGAGCATGTAGAGCTCCTGCGGCAGATCTTCAGGCGCGCGCCCTTTCTCTGCCGCTTTGCGCTTCTCCTCCTCGATCGCGAAGTCGTGCGACTGCGGGCGCTTCCCGGTCACCAGGTCAAGCGCGCTCGCGACCTTGTGGAGCATGGCGGAGAACTGCTTCAGGCCCTCGGGCGCCTTTGTGGTCAGCTCCTCCCACGAGTTCACGGGCTGGCGCGCCTTGGGCGGCAGGTTCTCCAGCTCGGACGTATTGAACAGCGCTCGCGCGATCTCGTCTGCCGACTTCGGCTTGCCGTCGTCGGCACCTGCGCCTTTCGGCTCGCCCGGCGTGGTTTCGCTCGGCGGTTTGCCGCCCTGGCCGCCGTCCGCCCCCTGGAAGCCGCGCACCTCGCTCCAGTGCACGCCATGGACGCGGCCGGAGGCGTCCTTCACCTGCACGCCATCTTTGCCGGCAGAGACCACCTCGCCGTGCCCCGAGAACGCGCCCGCCTCAAAGGCGACGTGGTCACCCGGCTCGACGTTGTGAGTGCCGTAGCCGTGCGCCGCGCCGCGCTCGTCCTTCGGATCCGGGTCGGCTGCGGCCCGTTCGCGCTCCTTCGGCGCATCCTCGCTCGAGCGCACCCAGCGCTTGGCGCTGACGCCGCGCTTGTCGGTGATCTGCTTCTGAGTAAGGCCAGGCCGATTGGCAATCGCCCCTGCCTTCGCGAACAGCAGCACGATCGGCTGCCGGTTTTCCTGTGCCTGCATGGCTTCTCCTATTTCAGCTTGTAGCGGTCGCGGCACGGGGCGCATACGCCATCGACCAGTCGGCCAGACCACTCGCCGCACAGGTCACACTCTCCAGGCTCGCCGACGGGGATCTGCGCTGCGGCGCGAGCTGCCGCCGCAATGGCCTTGCTCGTGTCGCTCAGCACGCGATCGTTGGCGATGTCGATCTGATCGCTCATTCCTTCCTCTCTTGCGCCGCCGGCCGCTTGAACGTTTCGTCCAGCCAGCGGGTGAATCCATCGTCCTGCGCCGCCGGCCCCTTGAAGCGGATCCAGGTGCCGCGGCAATGCGGGTGCGCCAGCCCGGCCGGGAGCTTCCAGCGCTCGGCCTCGGTGCGCTCGACCAGACCGAACTGGGTGCGCTTGTAGGGCGAGGCCGATCGTCCGACGTTGTCCTTGCCGGGCCAGATCTCGGTATCCCAGTCCTTGTCTTCCTTGTCGGGGGAAACGACGGTCGCGACCACGCCATCGATCTTTCGGCAGAAGGGGCATGCGCCTTGGTACTGCTCGAGGCGCTGGACCTTGTCGCCGGGCTCAAGCGCCGCGATGAAGCCCTGGTTGGCCATCTCGCCGGCCTCGGTCACGGCGATGCGCCGCCAGTCGCGATTCATCGCGCCGAACTGATCGAGGAGCTTGGTCTGCAGCGCCTCGGCCTGCGGCAGTCCCTGCAGGCGCGCGCGCTTCTCGTGATCGAGGATCGTGGCCTTGAGCTGGTGGCGGACGCTGTCGGTGAAGGCGACCACGGCCTCAGCGCAGCGCGCCGCGCCGTACTCGAGGATGCGGTCATCGATGCGCGCAAGCGCCATCGCCCGCTCGAGCTCGGCGACGTCGGCGACGCGTGCCAAGATGGCGCGGGCTGCCTCAGCCGTGATCGCGCCGGCCGCGGCCTGGACCTTCCCCATGAGCGCGGCCTGATGGGTCGCGAGTTGCGCCACAACCTCCGGCAGCTCGCTCGGCAAATGCACGTGCACCAGGTAGTCGACCAGCAGCATGTGATCCGCCGCGGACCACAAGATGCGAGGCTTCCCCGAAAGGTATGCGAGCACCTGCGCGGCGCGCTCGGCCGCCCACGGAACGAACTGCGCTGCTGACGCAGCCATCGCACCTGTTGCACGACCCGCAGCAGCGCCTTCAAGCCACTGCAGCAGCGCCGCATTCAGATCTGACAGGCGGCCCATGCCCTCCTGCGTGATCTGCTCGATGAGCTCGCGCACGAAGGGCGACTCATGCGGCGCCCAGATGCCCTCGTCGCCGGGCTCGCCGGCCATGGCCTTGTGCAGATGCTCAAGCGCATGATCGGAGCAGCCGCACGACAGCGGTCCGATGTCGATCAGCAGCGGGGCGGCCTTGGCCAGCGGCTCGGCGCCCTCGAGCGCATCCAGCTCGCCGTGGATGTAGGCGCGCCGGCCGCTTTCGTCCTCTACGATCGCGCCATCCTCGCCCCGGTCCACCACAGTCACGGCGCGCTGCTTGCGGGCGCGATGCCCCAGCACATCCGACCACCGCACGCGGTAGGTTTGGCCGTCGTCACTGCAGCACGTCGCGCCGTCGCGGCCGTGCGCGGTCACGCGGCCGTAGCTCACCCCCTGCTCAGGGTGGCGGAAATAGACGGAGTCACCGACATCGGCGCGCGGCCCAGCCGGCGCGGAGCTCGCCGCCGGCGCTTTCGGAATCGTCGGCAGCTTCACCAGGCATCCCCCAGGCGGTAGATCGGCGCGGCCGGCGCCAGCGCCTTTTGCATGGGCTGCTGGCCGCCGCCTTGCCCGAAGTCCGGGCCTGGCGTGGCACCGAAGTCCGGGTCATCGCCGCCCTGCCCCCGCCCGAAGTCATCGTCCGACGCCTCGCCGAAGTCCGGCTCCTGCCCTTCGGCGTCATCCCCGCCCTGCTCGCTTTGCGGATCCTCGCCGCCGGCGTCGCCCTGGCCATCGTCGGCGCCCGGCTGTCCGAAGTCCTGCGGCTGCTGCGCCTGCTGAAGCTGCTGCCACACTCCGATCAAGGACGGGTTCAGCGGCGCACCGCCAAGCGGGCCGTCGAGCGCGTCATAGCCCTCTTCCGCGCGCATCTCATTGACGGTCAGCACCAGCTTGGCGCGCTCGTCGCGCTGCTTGAGGTCTTCCTCGTCGAGACCGGCCCAGCGGAACACGTACTTGTCACTGAAGTCGGCGACGATGAAGTCGGTGAAGATGTTCTCGAAGTACGACAGCAGCGGGCGCAGCCCCTTGTCCTTCGAGTCGGCGAGCTTCTCCTCGGTGTCGGAGCCCGATAGCGCGGATGTGTTGCCGCCGGTGAAGCTGTCGAACGAGATCTCCGACGGGCTCATCCCATACACCGCGCAGATGATCGAAGTCAGGAACGTCATCCACTTGGCGAACATCATTTCGTTGAAGTCGATCCCGAAGTTCTCGAAGTTCGCCCTCGACTCCTGATCCTTCGACACCAGCACCGGCACCGTCCAGGCGGAGTTCACGCCCTTGACCATGCTGTTCCAGTAGCGCCGGAACGCCACCAGGTCGTCCTGCGTGTAGTTGCCGGAAAGGTGCAGCACGCCCTTCGGGATGCTGT